AGTTCTGAATGAACTCTTTATATATCTTAACAGCATGAGCTGTTATCGTCTCACGTATTTCTTTGGTCCAATCTTCTGGGTCCATTGTGTATAGTTCTTCAAACATCATTATTCTCCTTCACTAAATAAGAAAAAGACCCCGTAGGGTCTTTTTAGTAGTAGCTTACAGTTTTAAGTCAGTGGTTCTGAAACCAAGGACTACCCCTGCGGCTACTAAACATCCAATACCCACTTTGAGTAATTTGGATTTTAAATTACCTTCAACTTTCTCATTAACTAAATCTTCTTCGGAATAGGATACGATTGTACCATCACCTTTTTTGAATTGGATTGTTACAAGACCTCCATCTGGTAATTTGATTTCTTCGTCAGAAGCATGCTCACCAACGGAATCTACATCGATATCTTCGATTGTGTATTCATCACGTTCTTCTGGTGGAACATCTCGTTCGATTGTATCAAGTACCATCTTAGCCATAGGGCTAGAAGCTTTTAACAATTCCTTCATCAAACCTAATGGTGTATCTTCCAAGATGATCTGACCTTTGATTGTTTTAGGTTCTTCAACTTTCACTTTATCTTTCTTTTTAGTTTCCTTTGTTTCATCGAAGATAGAGTCGAAAGCATTAACTTTGCGTTGTTTTTTGTTTTTCTTAGACATGTCTTTTTTCCTTTCATTCAACAAAATGAATTACGCATCGATACGTTACTATAATATATATTTTAAATCCTTATAGAATAATAGAAATAGTAACTATATAGTAATTTGATCTTCGCGTGTCAAATTATCTTTTCCCTCATAAGACGAGAGAATAAACATTACTCCTTAGGACATGGTGGTATGATAGGATCCCTATCATACCACTATTTCTCACAAAAAAAGAAGATATACCCGAAGGTATATCTTCTTATCTTTAGTCTTTTAACTCTTCAATTTCATCATTGATACGAGTTAAGTTTTGTTGAGCGTTTTCAATCGCTTCTTTCTTAAACTTAGCATAGGCTTTCTCGGCTTTAGATTCTGGACCATCATATTGAGCATCGAATTGAGGACGTAATAAATCATCTAATAAGATTTCTCTCATTTCTGCTTTTGTACGGAAATGAATTTCATCTTTATAGGTGTATGTATTCATCTTCTCATCATCGATATCCAATGTTAACCCATTGAAACCAAAGTCGATGTTGGCACCGATTGCTTTCATTTCAGCATTGAGAATCTCAACGTTACGGTTCTTATATCCATCTTTGATTTTGAACTTATCGTAATCTAATACATCATTGGTAAAGAGTTTACCAACTTGCTTACGAGCAAATGGTGATGTACGATAGAACAAGTGGAACTTGGATAGGATAAATGGTCTTACCCCAATACCCAAGTTGTTATTCTCATCACGACCTACCGTAATAGGTGTTGTGGAATACAACTGTTCATTTGTTCGTACTTTATTGGATTTCTCAGGTAAACCCTTTTGAGATAAGTACCCAGTTGAACGTGCTGAGAAGTTCTTCTCAGAAGTCTGTTTCAACTTAATCATATATTTTTCACCAACGATAACTTGGCTTAATAAAGGGATAGTTCTACCCCAGCGATGAATGAATAGTTGGTCACGAGTGAATCCAAACTTATCATATAATTCTTCGATCTTCTTAACAGCAGGCATACCTTCCCACATTGGTGGGTAGTTAATGAAGATACCTTCTTCATAGATGGATTCGAAGAACTCATCTTTTTCTTTACTAGATAAAGACTTATAGTATTTCTCAAGCTCATCTTTCTCACCACGTTCATTGAAATAGAACATGAATTCGGATAATGCTTTGAAACGTTCACTATTAGACTTCATTTCTTTCATTTGCTCAATCAATTGATTAGCACAATGGTTCAAACTTAATTCAATCCATTGGAAAGAATTGAGTCGATTGATACAGCTCAAAGGGTTACATATCACATCTAAGCGATTACCATTTTTATCAAATGGCATTTCATCATCAGGTCTGATGACAGATACAACCCCTTTATCACCATATCGGCCTGTGATCTTAGAACCTTTAAAGAGTCTAACATCTCGGTCAACACGGAAGTCGATAATGATATTATTAAATACTGTATCATTATCTTTCCATTTATAATCTGGGTCTAAGATATTCTTAGCTCGACGATAAATGAATCCAATATCATCGGAATACTTAGAACCACTTTCTAATATTTCTTCACAAATATCAAAGAGTTCTTGGTAGTATCGATTTTGATTCTCTAAGTAGTAAATGATTTGTTCATTATACTCAGTTCTAGGAATTTCATCCACTTCCTTATTGGAATAG